CGTACACCTTGTCACGCTTGGCAGACGGAGACTGCTGGATAAGTGAGTTAGGTTGCACAGTCCATGTACTTGGCTTAGACAGCAAGTAGGACAGCATGCCACGTGCTTCCCACGATAAGTCTTTGTTGCCTAGTGTTCGGTTGTCGATGATCGTGAAGGAATCACGAAGGTCATCGGGTGCTCTGCGTATAGTCATTACGAGTCTTTTCTAGTAATTGGATTCCTATGAATTTAGTGTAGATAGGTGGGATGCTTTGATTAAGTGCCGCCATGCTCATCCAATCAATGCCCATCAGTTCCTCACGCACCGATTTGGCTGGCGTGTATCCACCGTGTCTTACGTGCTCTGCGTGGTGACGGTCTGTTGACCCACCGCCGTAAACGCCACCGACCTTGTAACCAGCAGACTTGTAAGCAGCACAGAAACATGGGTACTTCTTTAATTGGACGTTGCTCTCAAACTGTCTGTGACGCTTCAACACAAGCTTAGACCCGTCTGTATCCGTTGCTGTAAGACCAAAGTAGGCACCACAAAGGATTACTGAACCAGGCATCGGTGCGCCAATAACATTTTCAATAACATAAGGCAGACCGCTCTCCTGCAAACGCTGACGGGTTGGAGCCAGTAAGTCTGGGTGCTCCTTGCCGTGTGTGTGCTTTGTAATTGAGTATGCCTGACAAGGTGGGCTGGCGTGGATGAAGTCAAACCCGTCGAGAGGGAAAGTCATGGCATCTGCCTTGTGGAACTCATAAGGGTAATTGCGTTGGTTGTTTATGTCAACGCCCACAACCTCAAATCCTGCATCGTGGTATCCCTTTGATGCTCCACCTGCACCACAAAACAAATCCAGTAGTCTTGGCTTCTTTAACATCCGTCTGTCCATTCTGGGTATAGTCCCCCGTTGCGGTTGTAGTAGAACACTGCCACAGCTTGTTGCTGGTACACGTCTGCTTCATTTGGTGTAGGTGGTAGCCCCTTAACGTAGTTGCGAGCGTACTGCCAAATGTAAGGCAAGAACTGAAACATACCCTGAGCGTTTGATACCGGATTAGTATCAACCACTTTGCCACGGCTTTCACGGTAGGCAACACAAGCAAATCTCTTTTGTGCTTCCAACGGCAGTGATAGCAGTGGTGGTTCAGGCATGGCTACTTGCCCCATTATGGGTGGGTCCGACGCAGCGTGTATCCCTACATGGCTGCTTGTTATCGGCACCAGCCCGACGACTGCAAACGTGGCTACCGCCACGGTCTTAAACATTAAAAAGGCTCCTCGGTAGCATCAAACGCGCTAGTGAGTACATCCAGCATTGCTGCTTTTGTGTCACTGTTCTTTAGCACGCCGTAAGCAATCTTCTTGCCTGATGCAATCTGCTTCTCGCTTAGTGAACCCTTTGATGCCCACTGCTGAGCAAGGCTCGCTAGGAACTCATTGTCAGGTGACATGTTCGCTGCCTTGATGATGTCAGCAATCTCCGGTGGAGCGTCGCTTGCATCAACTGGAGCTGATGGCGCAGACTTGGTAAACGCTGGCTTTGCAGACTTCGTGAATGAAGCCTGAGCAGCCTTGTTGCCGTCGTCGTCATCGTCAGCCACTAGACCAAGGGCAGACATGTAGGCATAGCGTCGAGCGTATGTAACCGCTGATCCCTGTGCCTGTGGGTCATCCTTAACCATGTGCAGTTTCATAGCGTAAGCAATGAACTGACCTGACTTGTGTAGCAGGTAAGTAAGTAGTGCGTCACTGCCACTCTCATCTTGTGTGATGTGTTGGCTAATCGCTAGACCATTCTTTGCTAGAACGGGACCGGCGTGTTGCACAACATCTGGCAACGCTGCATACTTGCTCTTAAAGAAAGGGTTGGTTGACCCCTTCGGTACTGCTGAGAACTCAGCTTGTGCTGCTACAAGAGCCGCGGCTAGTTCGTTTATCTCTGGACTGTTCATTCTTCTTCTCCTATTTCTCTGGCTGAGACTAATTTAACGTACCCAACACTGTGTACGCCATTATGTAATACATGCTCCCAATGCCAGTCCTCTGGCCAAGTGCTAGTAAATCCACCTAGTTGGCTGTCATGGTCACAATCAAATTCAATAACTGCTCTGTACCTCTTTACTCCCGTTGGTTCGGCAGCGGTCATGATTCACTCCTTTTCTGTAGGTTGCTTTGGTTAATCCATACCTGACCTGGACCATCCTCTAAACACACAGTACGAAATGCACAATACTCGCACTGCCATGCTCTCCCGTTCGGGTCAAGTTCTTCTAGTCGCCCATCGTCATTCAGGGCAATACGTTCTGGTAGGTAACCGTTCTCAATGTTGTAGTGCATACCGTTCATGCGCTCCAACTCAGCCATTGCTAGTGGCTCCCAAATGGCTCGATCTATGTGAAACTCAGCGAGTACACGGTCATAGCCGCTTAGGTTCATGCGGTCAGCCTTCTGCTTGGACAAAGCTTCAAAGGTAATAGAACCCATGATGACTGTCTCAATGTGTACGCTGTCGTCGCCACCTTCAATGCCTAGGGCGTTCATACCAGCCTGGGCAATAGCCTTCTTCGCTGGTCCTTCAGGGTAGGAGAACTCACCCTTCATACGCTTCCAGCCCACTTGCTTGTCAAAGCCATAGGAACCCATGGTCTTTAGTTCGTACAGTACGTGAGTGCCACCGATGTAGCCGTAGTCAATGCCTAGGTCTTTCACTGGTATAAATGCGTCACACGATCCACTCACAAAGTCAGCGCCACTGGCTACTTCAAACTGTGCGGTAGGGAACTGACGCAAGATGGCGTCTTGTAGCGCTTCGTGTACGAGCGTACCGATACCTGTTACCCAGGCACCAGCTTCGTCCATTGGCTCAGTGGGAACGGCATCAAAGGCTGCGTAGCCTTGCTGTCTCCCACACGACCATGCTGACGAGTACCGTAGCGGTGTGTTTAATGCGGTTGGTTTTGGTGTCTGCGATTTCTCCCACAGCTCTTTCACCAAAAGATGAGTTAATACTGGTTGTTTGACTGGCTCCATTTGGAACCCCCTTTCAAGTCACTTATGATACTAACGGGGTGTAACACCCCTGTCAAGCATTGTTTCTTAAACCCAGGTAAGCCCACCAAAGTCTCGGCCATTGTTCTTTACTGCAACGAGGTTTGCGTGTACGTAGGAAATCTGCTTTTCCTCGTGCCACGGGCTAGGGTAGAACGTCTTGACCCATGAAGGCTGGAACTTTGCTTCGATCTCAGGCACGTACTTACGGTAGTTGTCCTCAGTAAAGTACCAGAACGAGTTCTCGTTCCAGAAGGCTACGTGGGTGGGGTCCTGGTGGGCGCCACGGCCACTGCTGTCTGGAGTCATACTTAGGAGCATGCCACCGTGAGCCAGTAGTTTCCAGATTTTGTTCATTACTGCTACCTTGTCTGGAATGTGCTCTAGGAAGTCATAGGCACGGATAAGTCCACACGAGTTGTCTGGTAGGTCTAGCTCTAGGAAGTCACCGATGTAGTTAACGTTGGGTCCACCGTGGATGTCCACGCCTAGGTAGCCTTCAGGCTTGTCGTGTGCCGCGCCTAGGTCTAGACAGTGCAGTTTGCGTCGACGTGCCCAGGCCATTGTGTTGCGTTCAATGTACTTGTGGTACAACTCAACAGTTTCTACCTGAATCTTGGCGTTGGTTTCTGTCTGTGTTTGTGTCTGGTCTGGGTGGACGCGCTGTAGGTACAGGTTCTCACGGATGTAGTAGAACTCACCCACCTGAAAGAACTTAGCCATAAGGTCTTGGTCGTCTAGTACAAAACGATCTGCGTCATACCCACCAGTTCGCTTGTAGGCGTCAGCACGGAAGGCACGTAGGTGGTTCGGTGCGTACCAGATGTAGGAAACGTTGTGTGGGTACGGTGCAAAGCCAGCAGCGACGTTGTAGCCGTCAATGTCCTTGTATGTCCAGCCGTGGTTAGAGTCAAACCTATCTCCGTTAGGCGTACCGTCAGCATTAATCTGAGCAAACTGTGAGTAGCAGAACACCACGTCCTCGTAGGTGTCAAAGACTTCCTTGACTTCTTCCAAGGCTTCAGGCATGAGCTTGTCGTCGTGGTCTAGTTCAACCAGGATGTCGCCGGTGCAGTAACTAACTGCTTCCTTCTTCAGTGCTCCAACGTTTGTCTCCACAGACCAGTAGATAGTGACTCGCTGATCCTCTGGGCCATTCCATTCAGCGTCGCCGTTGAGCAGTACAATCCACTCCCAGTCCTCATAGGTCTGTTCGTTGAGTGAGGTGTAGCACTCGTTCAGGTACTTCGGATTGTGGCTAGGTGTAAATACTGAAATCACTTTATCTCCCAATTAATATTCCTGCTAATAGCAGTGCAAAGCAGAATAGCACACCGACAGTGGTTCTCATGGCCTTATAGCCATCCACGCAAGAGTCCAAATGCAGACAAGGGTAATTATTGTTGATGTGGTACTCATTTAATCATGTCCCAAATAAGCATAAGAATCGCTCCAGTAACAACACCGATAGCCCAAATTAATCCAATAACAACATAAGACATAGCACTCATTTCCAGTTCCTAATTGCACGAATGTACATAATTACGTACAGGAAGCTGTACATAATGAATCCGTACTGGCGTGTGTGTATGGCATACACAACCCATACACCTTCATTGAGGATAAGTATGAACCAACCCCAGACTTTCTTACCACCAACAAAGAACAGGCCACAGGAGCCAATAACGGCTAAGACCCATGACCACATCAGGAATTCCACACCGTCTTGTACTTCTTCATCATGAACTGTGTGAGTCGAACGCCCTCGTACTTGCGGCATAGGTAGTCAAGGCTTACAAACATTGGGTCATAGGAGCCGTCCTCTACCTCGTGACAAATGATGATGCCGCGCCAGTGAGCGTTGCCTTGGTATCCCTTGTAATCTTCGTCGTGAAGATAGCATGCACCGGCAACTAGGCCGTGCTGTGACTTGCCACTAACGAATTTAAGTCCGTAGTCAAGTACTTGCTGGTGTCCCATAGTAAATGAGTGTCCCAGTTTGTTTAATCGCGCCAAGGCTGAACCGCCAAGTGGCTTACCAGTCATGGTGTTAGCCCAGAAGTGGGCGTAGTACACTCCGTCTATAGGTACAGGCTTTAGGAACGGGTGAACTTCCCAACCAGTTTCCGCATAAATGAGGTCATCCGTTGAAATGACGCCTTCAAGCTGTGCGTCCGATTCCACCGCTCTGTTAATACGATCCTCATGGTTTCCGAGAAGTATATGGCGCTCCGGTTGCCAAGGACGGTGCTTGAGTTTCTTCTTGTGTTTGTTGTAGGCTTCAAGTGCTTCATTTAGTACTAACCATGCTGAGTTTGCCGCCTCAATGTCTTGGGTGTAACGACGCCCTTCCATTGACTTCTTGCCCTTGTCATACGACGAAAGCGAAGGCATGTCAGCGTGGTCGCCTAGGTGAATAATCTTTACTGGCTTATCTCTGAATTGGTCAACAATGTATTGCCCAATCCAGCGCAGGTGGTCTTGTGGGACTCCTGCTTTTGCTTGTGTATCAGGGATAATGATGTGGGTAGTCGGCCTCATGATTCCATCCTTGCTAGGTAGGAATCATTCTACATCAGGTTGTGCAAAAAATGGTGGATTACTTGTTGGAAATTATTGCAGCAGCAACTTCAGCCGGTGTGGTGGTGTAGAGGTCGCCCCAGTCGCACGCTTTAGCAAACCCACAGAACCACAAAGCGCCAGCCACTAGGCCGGAGCAAATCCACGTATCGTCTTTTCTAAGGCAAACGGCGTCGGGTAGGGCCATGTCTAGGGCACACGAAAAGATTGACAAGAATCCGTATTTAGACCCCACCTGGGTCAAAAGAAAGTTCATGAACCTGACTCGATCTAGGTCAGCAGGGAAAGGGACAACCTCGTAGGTGCCACCTGGAGCCACCGAGGACAACAATTTGTCGCTGGTAACGCCCTTGGCTTCAGCCTGGATAATCGTCCAGTCGTTGCCTACCTGCTCGTGCAGGACAGCAACGTGGTTGAACTGGGAGAAGTGAGTCTTTTCAAACCGCTTCTGTGCCCAGCGAATACTGGCTCCAATAATGCCCTTAGATGTACAAAAAACTAAATCACCCTGCTGCATCATCACCCTCTAAGATTTCGATTCTTTCCTCTAACAATGATAATTCATTGTCTTGACGAACGTCTGTTACGTCCTCAATGTTCTCGTGTCCATGACGAGTGGCGAAGTACGTGCTGATGTACGCAGAGATAAGACAAAAGCAAACTAACTGCCATGTAAAGTGGCTAACGGCAGTCTTAATGCAGAAGATGTTGGCAAGCCAGTAGCCCACCTCGGTCATGCCAGCAACGTGTGGACGACCACGAGCTTCAGCCTGAACCATAAGCACAGAGAATACGTTGGCAACGCCAAGCGATAAGGCTGCGAGTAATGCTATCTTCATTCTTTGTCCTTTAGTAATTCGTGTATTTCTTTTACCAGAGCGTGTGTCTCTAGGTCTAGGTTGTAATCCTTAACCGAGTGCT